ACTTCTTGTTTTATAGAATACTCAAGAGGTTCTAACTCTTCTACTACTTCTTCTTTTTCTACTGGTTTTTGTTTATTATCTAATAGAGCTTTAGCAATAAAGAATGCTTGTACTTCTCCATACATATCTTGATAAGCACCAGCTTTAATAGAATGCAATTCTTTAGTAGTGATTCTATTATTAGTATTCTCTATTTTAAACCATCCCATATCAGTAAATTCACTTAATATTAAACGTCTAGCATATTCTAATTCTTCTTCTGTTCTTACAATTGGCATGATATCCTCCTTTATGATAAAAAAGAAAGAGAACTCGTTATGAGTTCTCTTTGTTCTTTTTTATTGATTACCAAATTTAGATTGAGATTCAAAGATCTTATCATTGATACTTTGTTCTAGATCTTTATTTAGTTTATCATTGATCTGGATGATAGGAGATTTCATAGTATAGTTGGATGCAATCTCTGCTCTAAGTTGAGCTATATAGTTACACACTATTCTATATCCATCTTCTAATCCAGATGGTTGATAATTTATATCTGATAGTAGAATACTACAAGATACATCTGTTGGCATAGCATCTTGTGGAAGCATGCTAACGAATTCATACTTATTAATCTTACCATTAGAGAATAGTAAGTTAGAGATGATATAGTCGTATTGAGGCATTCCGATATTATAAGCTTGATATTGTTTATATGGAGCCATTACAATACCAAAAGTATTCTTAAAGAATTCTCCTAGAGTATATAAGATATTGAACTCTACATCAGGTTCATAGTCTGTATAGATTAAGAAGTTTCTAAATCTAATACTTGGTCTATGGCCATATAAAGCTTGTAATACAGTTACTACTGTTGCTTCTCGCTCTCTATTAGATAAGTATTCATAATAAATTTGATGACCAATAGCAGCTTCTCCATCAATATAAGCAGTTACAGCTTCTGGAGGAGGAAGTAGATTAGACATGATTGCTAAGTTAGGAACATTAGCATACTTATAGGCCTCTTCTATATCTACCACTGCTATTACAGCATATCCAGATGCTAATGCATCTGGAATACTGCCAGCATCATTACAGCCATACAACACACCTTCTAAAAATCTATTAAACTGTGGTTGCGGATTATTCATTTGAGGTTGCATTGATATCACCCTTTAGATTATAACTCATCAGCTGCTGTATGAGTTTCTTCTTCATCTTCGTTGCTATCGAAGGATACGTAGTTATCTACATATTCTTTACAGATATCCATCATACGAGCTGGAGTGAATTTGTCTTTGAATTCATCTTTAAAAGCACCATACAATGCAGTTGCGATAGAAGTCTTTGCTTCCTCTTTAGAAGAATAATCATGTTCGATTTCATCAACCTTTGCATTCAAGAAGTTAAAAATAGCTTTTTCCATTGCTTTTTCTCCACCTTCGTTATCAGATTCTTTTTCAACAACAGCCTCTTTAGCAGCTGGATAAATAACACATTCGAATACAGGACTAGTAAAGTTCTTTACTGTCACATCAAAGCATTCATTATTTCTATTGTCTACGGTCTTGGCAATATTTACTTCCAAGCCATCTGTAGTACCACTAATAGTTTTAATATCATCTTTAATCATCTCAGTGATTTCATTATCAAGTTTTCTAATAGCAGTATCTACATCAACGTCAGGAACGAATTTCTTATCGAATGTATTGATTACAGTGTCTTTAAGAGCTTCTGCTAGTTGTCTTTCTTTAAGAGTATCTACAAGAGAAGATCCAATAATACCAGTGATTACATTTTCTGTACTAGAGCTAAGCTTAGCAGCTTCTTCCTCTTCTTTAGACATTGGTTTTACTGGGAATAGATTTTCCTTAGGAGCATTGTTTTCTTTGAATAGATTTAACTCATCTTTAGAAATAGATTCTGTGATGATATCTTCAATACTCATGCTCTTAACGTCTTCATAAGTTTTTGGAGCTGTAGGGAAAGATGGCTGAGGATTTGTTTCCTCCTTCTCAGCCTCTTCGATCTTTTTAATCAATTCTTCCTTTTCGTCTTCTAAAGGTTTTGGTTCTTTAGTTTCAAACTCTCCACCATCGTAGCTATAATTAGCTTCATCTACAGGAGCTTCAGACTTTGGGTCTTCTTTCACTTCTTCCTTTTCTTCAGTTTCTCTTTCAGGAAGAACATAATCTGGATTCATTGGATTGTAAACTGTACCAATGATAGATGCCAATCTTACAGCATCTTCAGAACCATATTTCTCTTCCATTTTCTTTAAGAAGAAGATAATATCATTCTTTAAGTTTTTAGGATAGAAGATCAAGTTATCCGTAAACAATGGTTGGTCAGTAAAGTTTGGATATCTTTTCTTATTACCATGATTATGGTTATCTTGTGGAGCTTCGTTATCTTCTATCTTACGCTTTACCGTATATTTTGGAACTCTAGGTTCGTCGAATTTAAGTTTAGGCTCTTGGTTGTATTCTTTCTTACCACCAAGTTTTGTTTTAGGATCTACAATAGTATCCGTTTCTTTGTAACATCTTTTAACGATTTGATCACCGCGTTTAATTACTACTTTGAAGTTTGTGTCTAATAATGCCATTTCATTGTCCCTCTTTCTGTCAATTCTTTCTAATACATCTTTAGCATCAATTCTTCTTGCTAAATACTTAGCAGTATATCTAGTACCACATTTGGTACAGATAATCTCAGACATACCTTTATTATAATCATAATCAAGGTATCCGTCACAGTATATTCCAGTATGAATATCTCTATGACTACATCTTAGCTTTGCCCAATCTAATTCAAATACGTATGGATAATCTAGGATAACAGGACCAAAGCCGAATCTTATACCCCAGTTCTTATAGAAGTTTCCTCCTATATCTTCCATAACATATCCTCTTCTAAGGATCTCAAACGTAAAGTCAAATACATCACTAGCATAGACTTGTTTAAAGTCTTTTTCCTTCATCGTTTCAACACGTTCTACTAATGCAACGACTCCATCACTAGTCACATCAAATGACTTAGTACAAAATGGTTTAATAAGTTTTTGTAAAGTAAATTCAGATATATTATCCATCTTACCAACTCTATCAGATGCTATTTTGATAACAACTGTAGGGTCATAAGTACAATAGAAAGTTCTTCTATTAGTACCAGAAGCTAATGGTTTTAATCCAATTGTAGCAAATAACTTATTAACCAAATCATACTTTTTTGTTGGGTTGTTCATAAGTTTAACATTGTTGACTATAGATCTTAATTGTTCTATAATTGGTAAAGGAACGTAAGTAGTGAGCGGAGGTTTGGTCATATTATCCCAATTCTCCTCAGTGAATTTGAACACGTCAGGATCAAAGTTAGCAAACCTTGCAGCGTCCTGCGATTGCCTTATAATAGCATTGCGTTCTTTGATATTCATATGCTCACCACCTTATTTATAAATAGGTCGCAAAGGCATATTTACACCCATCGATGTTCTACAGTATTCCATGAACTGTGCTTTACGTTCTTCATATTCTTTAGAATTAGTAGGATCTACCCAATTTGATGGATAACCGAATTTTGGGTCTACTGGACCTGGTTTGAAGTTTGGATCTTCATTACCAGCTAATATCTTCTTATTAGCAAGTTCTATGAGAGCTCTTTTATAGGCCATTGGATTATATGGTCTATTCATAGCTTCTTGCCGTTGTCTTTCTATATTTTCACAAGAGATTTCGTATAATGCATGTGGAATTACTTTTTCAAATACATCTTTAGCCGTTGTTGCCTCATTCATTGTATTGCCAAACAATTTTTGCAACTGTTGTTGTTGCCAATATCTGAAATTGTTTACAAACTGTACAGGATCTATCGGCGTAGCTTTAGAGAGCAAAGCTATATTTGCTTCGGTCATACGATCAACATATTCTTGCCGTTGTTTCTTCTTCAACTCTTCTGGTGATAGGTTCTCTTGTTGGTATTGAGATGAATTCTTTCCATACCACCATGCATCGAAGTCTTTTTGAGATTTCGAAGAGAAGATGTCTCGATATAACTCATATTGCTGTTGTTGCTTCTTCCTCATCACACGCATTTCATGATAATGAGTTTCTATTGGGTCAAACTTATTATAATACTCATTCTCTATCTGTTCTAAAGTTCTTGGATCCTCTTGAACTTTATTATTCTTGCATTGCTGCTCCATCTTATTTTCTTCTTCAGTAGTTTCTTTACTACCATTACTCTCTACTAAAAGATTTCTAATCTTTTCTTCTCTAGTTGCTAACTCACGTCTATCAACGCTATAGGAAAGAGGTAGCTCTTGACGTTTTCTATTGTCGTCTAACAATTTCTTGAGTCTTAATTGGTGGAAGCCGTATACCAGGCACATCTCCTCATACTCACAGAATATATTAAATTCTTCGTTAGTAAGTTTTCTTCCTCTATCAAACTCGTATTTGTAGTTCTTGTCGGTATATCTTATAAATGGATACAGTTCACAATATTCTTCATCGAATTCCTTTTCACCTTTTTCATTTATAGTGTATCCAGGAATTTCTCTACAATGCATAGGCACTCTGTAGTCATTATAGCCTTCTTCTCTTCTATCATACATTTCATCTATTTCATATTCTCTTAGATTGTCTTCGGCTACTTCCATGAATATATTGTAGTCATCTCGATATTTAAGATGTCTCTTGCTCCATACAACCCTTGCGAGTGCGGGATTATAAACTTCTAACTTTTTACATAGATTCCTCAAAGCTTCTTCATCGCGTTTATTGAAGAATAATCTCTTTGGCTTTGGCACTATGATTTCTTTTGCATTCAATCCGATTATATCTTTTGGAAGGATTCTATAAATCCATCCTCTTAATATTTCAATTTCTGAATGTAAACACTCTATGATAACTCTGCTAGGTTTATTAGCTTCTGCTTCTTCCTTAGCTTTCTTTTCCGCTGCAGCTTGAGATTCTTGCTCCATGCGTATTCTTCTTAGAGGTTCTGGGAGATCGTCTATATCAACTTCTCTCATTACTGTTTTGAAATTGATATTCTTAAACTTATCATCCCATGTAAGATGCTTATTAATAAGAGCTTGCTCTTCTAAGGCATCTTGTTCTTTTTCTCTTCGGATTTCTTCATCTGTTTTAGATACGATTTTAACTTTAAATCCTATCCCAGCATCGATCTCCTCTTGAGTAAATCTCATATATGCTTCCCTGTTAGCAGGATCATTTATATAGAAATTATAATAAGAAGGTTGAGCATTCCAACCTCCTACCATATTAGGCTGCATTCCTAATCCATTCTGCATTGGGAATGGTGTTCCTCCATACCAACTAGCAGTTGAATTGACTACAGCATCAGGATTTGCAGGTACAACTCCATCTAATGGATTCTGGAATTGTGTTTGTTGTACAAAGTTAGGATTCAGACCAAAGTTATTTCCTACCATTTGATTAGGAAAAGGTTGTGGAAATCCTCCTCCCCATTGTTGTTGCGGTGGAGGAGCTGCTGGACTAACGTGTACATTAGGCATTGCTCCTAAAGCTTGGTTCATCATATTGAGAACCGCATTCTGATTAGCTATAAAGTTAGGATCATTCTGTAAACTATTTTGCATATTACCAACTGATGCTGGATTGCTAAAGTCTACCATACCATTAAAACCTAGAGCTGGATTCATTTGTGGTGCGCCACCCATTCCTCCAGGACCTGCCTGCTGTTGTCCTAATAAAGCTAATGCTGGATTGCCTCCACCCATCATAGACATCATAACCTCTTGTTGCATAGATATTGGAGGAGGTTGTGGTTCATACATAGATGGGTTTTGTTGCATTGCTTCTTCTTTTTCCATTTTTGCCAGTACTTGATCTATGCTATCTTGTACTGTTTTTACTTTAAGCTTGTTTCCAAACATATCAAACATTACTTCACCACCGACCTATAAGTTGGAATATACGAGTTCCTGCTTTGGAACACAGAAGATGTAGGGAAGGATTGTTGATATGTAGGATAAGGGGTTTGACTATAATAAGATCCATAATTTGGATTATTGAATAATGGATTTATATACTCCAAAGGTTTCCCTATAAGAGATCCGTCATCATCTACATAATATCCTTCCTTCTTATTAGGGTGAAACGACCCAGCCTCAACAGGTTCTACGATTATATCCTCGGTAGGATTGAACCTAATTAATTCTGGGTCGTCATCAGACCTTATCATATTCTCAGGTAGAACTTCTATAGACCTTTCTACCTTATCACTTTTATCAAATAGACCTCCTAAATTAAGCGAGTACGCTTGATTTGAAGGTGTTATTTGTTGCGGATTAACGCTTAAAGCTGCTTGTGTGTTATTAGACACTTGTTGAACACTTCCGTTCGTTGTAATAACATTTTGAGGTAAAAAAGATGGATTCATCATATTAACATTTTGAAAAGGAACCTGTTCAACAGGACTTGCCTGTTGAACGGTTTGTTGAATCATCTTATCTCTACGACGTTGATATAAAACATGGAAACAGTTTGTCAATCTAGCATTGTAAGTACAATCTTGATTAATTGGTTCTATAATACCTGTAGATTTATTAACCTTCATAGGTTGATAAGGATACATTTGAACCAACTGTTCTAATCCGTACTGTGCTATTAAATCATTAAACCATGTTTCTATTGCTATATCTGGAGCGATTCCAATGAAATCTTCCCCAGCCATATTCGTATAGCCGAATAAATCTTCTACTGGTTCTACAGGATTGGAACAAGTTCCTGCTAGCCCACTTAAAAAGTCCATACTATAAACCTCCTTCATAATTATAGTATACAATTTAGTCTTATTTTGCTTGGTGCACTAAGTGCAAATAGTCTGTTACATCTTCAGGTTTTGGGTACCAAATAGCTGGATATAGTTTCCTTTTGATATCAAATTTGTCTAAAGATCCACTTTTAATAGCCCTATTGAGTTTAGTTCTTGTTAGATTATCGATGTAGTTGTTAAAACCAGCTATTTCCATCTCTGTATCTAATGGAACTGTAACCCTTTGATTATCCGGGAAATTGTTATTATGAAACATATAATGAAATTTGTTCATACTATCAATATTATTAGCTTGGATATGGCCAGGTACATGATAAATAGACACATGGACGTTTGCTTGAAGAATCATTCTTACAATATCTAGAATCAATTCTTGATTAGCAACTGGCTTTTTACCACGTCTATTATCACTAGTCATCAAGGTAAAATCTTTACCATTCTTATAATATTTAAAAAACCATTCCCGCAGACCAAATACGGATATCTTAGAATCTGAAAAGATATTTAAGAATAGATCTGTATTCTTATATTTTAATAGATCAGCGATACCCATACGGATAGCATATAGTTCTGCATAATTCACAGTGGCTTCAACTATATCATATCCTTCATTTATGATACTTCCATTGATGGTAGTTACAAATCCAGGACAAGTAAGAAATTTATTCTTATTAGTTCCAGGATTAATAATCTTAGTAGAAGCATCTGAAAATACATTTACAGCATTCTTATAAAAGAACATAATTCCTCACTTTCTTTAAAAATTATCAAAGGACTTTCCTTCTTTAATTCTCGATTCTTTAAAATCAATTAAAAACTTATTTAATTTTTCCTTATCGACCATTAAGGAATTTATTTCTCTTTCTTGTTCTGGAGTAACTTCCTCTACTCCTTTACCAATAAGAGCCTCTAAAAGATCAAACCTATAATTTAAAATAAAATACATGGCTTTAGATTTGGTAGTATTCATTGGGTTTTCTCTACTAATATTTGTTACCTCATGATGAGCTTTCTCCAAATCAGGATCCTTATACTCTGGATCCCTGAGCAACTGATATTCTATATAAGTAAGCACATTATTGAATGTGAATGCGGCCAATTCTCCTATCTTTTTATTTGCTCTGTCTTTAAAGATCTTTAAATATTTTTCTTCTATAATCATAAATAAATCACCTCTTAAAAATAATTTAACCTGTTAATATGATATCTTATATGGATTAATAATTTAATTAGATATAAAAATGTATTTTCATTATTATAGTATATAAATAAACAGAAAATTACTCCATACCCAATTACGGGTATGGAGTGTATATTTTTACTTTTTAAAAGTATCAAACTTAACTGGCTCTCCATCTACGATAAGAGCTAAATTAATAGGGCACATAGGATCTCTGTAGTTTTCAGATCCTACATAAGATAGATTCAAAATACCAGATTTATTGAATGTGAAATAGATAAGGTATTTATCTTTCAATACGTATGGTAAGAATTGAGCATCTGTTACATGATCATTATCATAAGTATAGTTTCTAAGGATCTCTTTCATCAATGGATAAGTGATAGTACCATAGAAATCTTTCCGTTCTGTTTCCATAATGGATTTATTAACAGCTTTATTATAACCTTTAATAGCTACATCCATACGACGTCTAGCATTTAAATAACCATCAATATCAATAAGATTGATTGGAGGAAGTTTGTTTACTTCCCCTTTAGCAATCTTATCCAATACTTTTTCTAATTTAACCTCTGCTGGTTTGGGAATTTTAAACTTTGCAGCAAAGGCTTCTTTAGCTTTAGCAATTTCTTTATTACTTTGAATCATCGTCATTGGATACCAAGCATTACCGCCAAACAATGATAATACTGAATAAGACGATTCTGTCAATGGTTTTATTTCTTCAAAATACATTAATAATTATCCTTTCTATATTAAAAAACAATCGTGTATTGATTTCTTCTAAGGCCAGTAATAGCTTCAAAAGCATCTTGATTATTTTCAGGAATATTTTTTACTTTGAGTCCTGTTAAATTACCACAGTTTTCAAACATTTTAGCCAATGACCCATTTTCATAATCTTCATATTGATTATTTGTTCTAACAACCTTTAATGATGGATCAAATTCTAATACACCTTTTATTTCTGCTAAATTTACACATCTATAGAATGCCATATTAGCATATTTTATTTTAAAGTTTATTGTCGATAGATCTACTATTCTGAGTTCTGAACAAAATGAAGCAAATTCATTAATGTTTGTTATTGTATTATAATTACATCCATTCATATTTATAGTATTTAATTTATAACATCCAGAGAATAAACTAAATAAAGAGGTTATTTTAGATAAATTTTTTAAGTTATTTGGCATAGAGAAATTTATCAAATATTCATTACTTCCAAACATATGATCAATGCCGCCTTTTTCCGATCTTATCTGGTTTTTACTATAGCTGAAGAATGATTCATTATAATAACCTGCTCCAGAATCTAAATTGGAGAAATCTAAGCCTCCTAACCCAGTTATATTAAGAGTAGATGAACAGTGCGTATTAGAAAAGAATCCAAATCCGTTTACTAAGTTAGATGTGTCCCAACCAGTTATATTTATTTTAGTAGCCCCACCAAAAACTCCACTGAAATTGGTTCCTTTTCTAACATCCCATCTTCTTAGATCTAGTGGTTTGTTATCTTTAAGTCTTACATTGAAAGCACTTTCAAAATTAGTCACGTTGGAAGTGTTTAAATCTTCAAAACCATTTAAATCTATTTGGTTTGGAGTAACTCTTGTATTTCTATTACCAAATGAGAACGCTCCAGATAAGTCTGTAACTTTGGATGTATCTAGATTATTAATATAAATAGGAGTTTTTAAAATAGAACAATTATAAAATAGATTACTTAATGACGTCAAACTTGTAGTGTTTTGAGGATTATTTGGTTTGGTTAAAGGTGGGAAATCCAAAGTTTCTAATTTCTGATTGTATTCAAAAGTCTTATACATTGTTTTTAGTTTATCACTTAAAACAGCTTTTGGTACTTTTATTGTTTTTAATTCATGACAATTAGAAAAAGTCTCAGTCAAATTTTCTACATTTTCTAAAGTCAAATTTGATAAGTCTATAGTATTAATCTTATACATATTTTGGAATGTAGATTTGAGACTCTTTAACTCTGGATATTTGAATTTATCAAGATTTTCTATTTCTGATATATTAGTATTATAAAATGCATAAACCATACCATTTTCTTTATCCATTTTTTGAGATTCGGTTTTAGTTGTCATATCTAAAGCTTCTGGAGAAAATTTTATTTTGCCTGTAAAAGCTAATGTATTTGAAAATGTGTCATTTAATGATTTTATATATTTCACACCAGATAAATCTATCATTGGTTTATTTAATGAAGTACAATTTCTAAACATAAATGACAAATCTGTTGCTTCTGTATCTGAGCCTTGAATATCAGATAAATCAACTTCTGCTAAATTCTCACAATAAGCAAATAGACTTTTATATGATTTACATTTTGGCATGCTTAAAGATAGATTTTCTATCTTTCTTAAATTAACACAACTAGTGAAATTTTCTCTAAAATCCTCTACATTTTGCACCATTTCTTTAAAATGGGTATTAAATTTTATAGATTTTATACTGTTACTATTATGGAACAAATATTTAAATTTTTTGCAATTTATTGGAAAGATGATCTGACTAAGATCTAATGTCTCTACAGTATCCATTTCTGTAAATAATGCAGAAACCTCTTCTATTTTATCCCCACCTAAGAAATCAAAATTATTTATTAACTCCTGAAATTTATCAGTTTGGAGAGGAATTCCATAGAACAGACCAGATACTATTTTACAATTATCAAATCGAATAGTATGCATTGATATATTTTTAATAGCACTATAATTATTTGAACTATGATTATTAAATAACCACTCATCAGTATCTCTATTATACCTTACATAATCCGCAAATGGTGCAATTATATTAGTTAGGAATTCTGTATTTAATTTAAAATTAGAAAATAAGGTATAATCCACAACATTTCTATTCTTATATTCATTAGCATTAAACAACCATGCATTACCTATAGATGCGCCTTTATTATCAATACATATAGCATTTCTTTGCTTTGATCTATCTGTAAAGAAATAAGCATCAGTTACAGAAGGAACTTTTAGTAGGTCAGTGCTTGTAATATTTTCTGTTGGTTCGGAATCGCCATTCAAAGAAGGGATTCTAGGATTGCTTTGTTTTTGAGTAACATTAATAAAATTACCAGTTAATCCATATCCAACAATAAATACTAAACCATCCAATGTATATTTATGATCAAATTCTATATCAGTAATTTCATTTTTTGGATTTGTCATACAGAATGTAAACTTACCAGGAAGTACTTCTCTGCTATAATCATTTGACCTAAAATTATCTGTTCTATCATTAGAAGTTATTTTTATTACATTTGATGGATTAGTCTCGCCATTAGTATATATTCTTAACTCAGCTAAGCCATTATTATTTAAAATAGCCCCATTATCATCACTATTTCCCATTAGTTCTTCAATAGAATATGCATGGATTTCAAATGTATAATTTGCATCCTCAGAAGTATAAAAGACTTTTTTAAATCTGCTAGTATTTGTAAAGTCTACATTTCTAAGATAATCTTCTTTTAATCTATATTGCATATTCTCTATTTTTGGTCTGTATTTATTTCTAAGACCATTAGCGGCCTCTATGAAATCTTCTAGCCATTCTCTAGCAAAGTATGTTTCTGTAGATGGGAACCAATTGCCGCTACTCATTATAAGGATACCTGTAGGTTTGCCTAGTTTTACCCACGTTTTATATTGTTTATCAATATCTTGAATATTATGAGGATTGTTTACTATAGCCATATATGCTATACCTCCTATATATTAAAAAAGAGAAAATCTCTATATAATCGAAACATTACTTCATTGTCAAGAAACACAAAAAGAATGGATAGAGGATTTCTCCTCTATCCAATATATTATAATTAGGTTGGCATCAAGGGGGGGGATGGTCTTGAAATATTATAGAACTTAGCCCATATATTAGCTTCATTAGAATAAGGATTGGTATCATAATCAGCAGGTTTAGGCAAAGGAAGATTATATAGTTTTCTAAAAGCAACTGATGCATCGCCATAGACATTAGTTTCTAAATCATCAGGTTCTTCCATATGGATACCATTGTATCTCATATAATCTATAGCTTCATCACTATATGGATTAGTATCAAAATCAGCTGGTTTAGAATGAGCAACAACAGTACCTTCATCAGTTGTATTATCTATAACAATATATTCTTTAGGAAGTCCAAAGAATTCAAACAACTGTTCTTCAGTAGTTATTTCAGGTCTACCATTATCTTGAACGAATTTTAATAAAGCATCTTTATCGTAGTTTTTGAATTTCAATCCAATATTAGTTACTCCAGGAGCTAATGCTTCTTTGGAAGGAAGCATATTCTTTAACATATCAGCTCCTATAGGAGTTACTAGTACACCATTTACATACTCTCCACGAATATAATCTGTATTAACTACCATATATTCTTTATCTGGGAAAATAATTTCTCCATCTATATATCTTAGTTTAAAAGGGCCAGACTTAGAAACATTGAATAGATTAGAGAAATTTGGCATATATCTACTGTTAGGTTTCCTAGATCCAATAGTTTTAAATCTAATAGAATTTGTTGAAGTTCCTTTGAATATATCTACTAGATATTCAAAATTTTGCAAATCAATTTCAGTTAAATCTATAGAGCATATATAGGCATCTTCAAATGTTCCTATGATTCTATTATTATTGCTAGAAGTAAATGTTATTTTTTTAGGATCTGAAATACCTATACTTTTAAGTTTAAGAGGCTTTATCCAATATTCAAATATAACATTATCGAGATCTGGTTCGGTATCAGGATCCGATGAATTAATATATGATTCAAAATTCCTAATTGCTCCAATATTGTTATAGTATGCTCTTTTTAATTTCTTTTTAGTATCTTCATCTTCTATTTTATCTATATATTTATCTAGATTGAAAGCTCCTGCAAACATATAATGTGCGCAATTTCTAAATTTCTCAAATGGGAATTTATCAAGACCTACAATTTTTTGGGCAATACAGTCTTTAAACATTCCTACTATCCAATTGCTTGGGGTACTGTTATTGTATTGATTTGGACCATCTGATTTTGGTGAAAGATTAAATTCGCTAATATCTAATGTTTTAACGAATGCTTCACCGAATAATGATTGAGATTTCCAACCATTATTGCCATAAAGATTATAATTGAACCTATATTGAAAATTGTTGATAATATACCCATTTAATAATTTAGGTTTTAAAGTAAATTCATTTGGATATGATACTTTGTATTTATCATTTGATGTTTTAAATAAATTTATTCCGCTATAAATATAATCCATTCTTATTGGGGAATAAGTTGATGTATCTATTAAAAATATTTTTGAAAATATTTTATTTATTTCATCCATATTAGTAAAATCAATACCAGAAAATAAATTATTTACTATATAAGAGATTACTGTTTTAGAATCGAAATGACTCTTTTTTTCAGAAACAGAGTCATACAATGAATCTATATTATTTATATCTGGAATATTGTTTTTGAACCAGTATGATAGGTCTTCATATTTAGTATAATCTATTACCATTTTATTGCGATCTGGATCAAATTTACTAGCACTTTCTGGCAATAGTGGCTGTTTAGCAAATGCTGTATATTTTGGAGCATCTTTATAATCTAATTCACTGCCTTTGAGTAAATATGGGTTATCAACCTTTGCAAATAGTTGCAAATCAAATTTAAACATATTATCCTCCTTTCTTATATTTTATTAACAAATTCAATATTCTCTTTAGGAATACCAATAAAATCTGTATAAAAAGTATCTAGTGTATACTCCTCTCCGTTATAACCACTATTTGGATCTTTATAAAGTTGATAAAACTTAGTTTCATCAAAATTCATAAATTTAATTTTACAATCAGGATCTAAATGTCCTGTTTGCCATTCTTTATCATATAGCTGGAATATACTATTGATACTGTATAACATAGTGGAAGGATCTTCATGATTTAGTTTCTCATTAATCTTTGCAAAATCAATTGATAAGTTTCTTACCATTTTTCCACACATAAGGTTACTTATCAAACCAGATACGGAATAATTTGGAGTGAGTGTGAACCCTTCTGGGAAAATAATTTCTTTGCAATAAATGCTACTTACTAAAGTAATTGATGAGTCATCTGGATTGAGTAGGTAATCAAGATCCCAATTAGATAAATCTAATATATATTCAGGATCTTCGGCGACATAATCAGAATTAGTTGGATTGGCAGATAAAAAATTAGATAACTCCTTTATCTTCTTTGGTGGTTTAGAAAACTTAATAACCTTATTAGTATCTCCTAATATTGCTTTTAAATTTTCATTTTTATAAAAATAAGCAGGTAAGAAAGTATTTGTCTCTTCTATATTAGAATAATCTATATCCAATATACCTTTAACATATCCATTTTTTGTAGCAAATACGCCATCTAAATATGTAATCTTAGGATTTAATTTTATGCCAGTAGCGTTTACATTTACCAAAGCATCAGCAAATAAATTCTTTATATTATCCGCCTTTTCCAATTCAAGAGGAGTTATATCTAATTCATCAACAGTAGCTAATTCGCTATCGTAGCTATTATTTTTAGCAAGTACCAGTGCACAAAAAGCCCCTAATAAATTGGCACCTTCTTGAATTTTCATATGGGATATGGCGTTATTCATATAAGCTATATCAACAAACTTCTTATCAGGATATTTATTATTTAGATCCTCATATTTTTTTGGCATTCCATGCTCATATACATTACTTACATAACTATCAATAAAAGTACTAAATACTGCTGTTAGTTGAGAAACTTTTCTATCTTTATTCCAATAATCTTTTTTAGCAGAAGTTGATTCGCTCATACTATTAATGGTACCAAGATCTTCAATGTTTTCTAACATCCATGCCATATAAAAATATGGTCTCATATTGATATCAGCACTAATGACCATAGGTTCGTCATCTATGAATTTATATTTATTACCATCATTTATATAAGCAAATGTTTGTAAGTCAAATTTAAAACTCATTATTTATTCCTTTCTATAAAAAGAAACAAGCACTGTAAAAGTGCTTGTTCTATTTTATTTTTTAGATAACTTCGTATTGAGTTTTATCTAAACCAGATAAGAAGAATCCATTAGGAGGATTTTTAATTTTCAACCCACTAAGATTCTTACATCCAGTTCCTTGGTTAATACCAAACATACCAGCATATTGTTTACAAGATTTCATATCGATAACACCAGTAATCTTTTTAAGATTATAGCACCCTAAGAACATTCTTGAAAAATCTTCTACATTACTAGTATCCCAATCGGAGATATCAATTTCTTCTAAAGAAGCACAGTCTTCAAACATAGAGCTTGTATTGGTTACTTTAGTATTTACTAAGTTTTTAATACCTTTAAGTTCTTTAAGACCTTTACAACCTTGGAACATATTTTTCATATTAGAAACTTCAGATTTGGAAAAATCCCAAATACCTAAGTTCAATTTACTAATAACTTCTAATCCAGAGAATAACCATACCAAGCCATTAGGATTGATATAATCAATATTGATCTTAGAGATTACATCATTAACTGTTTGATTAGTAAATAACTTACAATCACTGAATAAAGAACTTACACTAGATGCATAAATAGTATTATCAAAGATCTTTCTTTTATCTTCAGGAAGTTTATCTAGAGTAGAGATATTTTTGATATCTTTAATATTCTTACTAAACCAAGAGCCCATATCTACTAAAGTAGGAGTCTTGTTTGTATCATCAATATAGGATAAG